ATATTAGCATTGCTTTTTGACATGATATTACTCATCATCATCAAAAAGTTTTACAACTTCACCATCACCACTATCTTGTTCTAATACTGGAGGTGCTGGGTTGTTAATATTTTCGTATTGTTGAATAATACGTTCATCAAGCTGAACGTCAGATACAGCAATTGCACTTTTGTTAAACGTCCAATTGTTCTGTTCTTTATCTTTTAAGAACTCCATAAAGATGTATGGAAATGATTGAACTTGAAGTTGACCGGTTTGTTGTTCTGGTTGAACATGAATAATTACAGGGTTATAAAGTGTAATAGAGTCTTTTGTGTCTTCTTTTACAACACCCAAAACAGTCCTTCCAATATGATCAACAATAGTTTTAATTTCTTTATCTGCCATGTCTTAATTATAGTTAATTGCTTAAAAATGCAACTATAACTTATGGTTTGCTGGTATATATTTTTGATTTTTATCTACTACATGTACTTTATTACGCGGTATAATTTTAGTACATTTTTCCACAAAGCTATCTTCACTTAAAACTAAAGGTAATCCTATTTCTTCAGAAAGAGCTGTTATACATGTTTCTGGATCATATGTTAAAAATTCATAGCTTAGCCAATGATAGTGAATATCCTGTTGTGTGCTACATTGCTTTATTAAATTTACTACAAATTCTAAAGAAAGTTGATGTAAAAGTTTAGCATCAGATAATGAACTACCTTGTTTTACTCCTGACTTTATTACTGATGAAAAATCTCTTATAGGAGTTACAATATGAATATCTTTTGGATTATATAATATCTTAACCTTAGCTAACAGATTTAACATATTTACCCACCCTGCATCTTTAAATCTTGAATATGGTAAGTCGGTTCTTTTTTCACATACATTATCAAAATATGGTAACCATTTAGTTGGGTAAGAAAATCGTATAACTAGGTCAGATGTTTTATCTTCAGGGTCAGGCGTTCCTTCTGCTTCAGAGACATTGCCCTTACAACCAAAAAAAGTTTTAAAAATGGAAGCTGCTAATTTTGTACCGCAAAATTGTGGACCAATAGTTAATATAACTTTTCTATCGTTCACTGAAAACGTAAAGTATTAGCTACTTCTGTAGCTTCTGCAAGAGCTTCTTTACATTGTTTAGATAAGTAAGTAGATTTATCTTGAGCATGGTCTAAAGTACTTCTCATAAGAAATATAGCTCTTCTAATTTTTTCAAGCTCAGCATTGTTATTAGTACCTGAACCATTATCTGTTCCAACTATAACATTTCTTAGCAAAGCTAATGTTTCCAAAATACCTTTTATTTTACCTCTATTAAATGCAGGGTGTGCTTTATGAGTATTATCATCTTCAGGTCTATCTGTGTATCCTCCGGGTTGTAATGCCATGAGTCTATTTAAGCAAAGAGGTCAAATAATTCAACTTGTACATTTTCCGCCGGCTTTCTTATCTTCCAACCAACACAATCATAAAAACGCTCAATACCTTGAAAGAGAATCTTTTCAAACATTTTATCATAATTAATTTTAAAGATATCAGTAAACTCTTTCGGATAGTCATACTTAAATCCTATACTATCTAAACCATACTTATTAGGTTTTTCAACATACATATATCTTACCTTATCTCCTGATCCAAGATCTTCATATCTATTACCAGTATTAAGTTTATCTAATAGTAAGTTATAGAAGTAAGCAGACTTAACATGAATGGGCATACTCTTTACAGTATTAAACTCATTACAAGCTACTGCATACTTTTCATACCCCTTTACACCCATAACAAAAGCTAACTCTTCAGGAGTAAGCTTCTTAAAAATATCATAAGTTTCATTTAACACCTTATTAGTCTCAGTTAGAGACTGAGTACTAAGCATAGTCTCAATAATTTTCTTAGCATAAGGTTTAATAGCATTAGGCATAGTAGTGCGTACTACTTCAACACCAGTATACTTAAATTTATTTTCCTTAATACCCTCATCATCTAAAATATGCATGACGTATCTCTTCTTCTGCAAGAATACTCCTACATCAGCAATACATTCTCGTTTAAATACAAATCGACTATCTTGAGATAATAAAGACTTCTTAGCCCATTCTCGAACTCCTTCATTAAGATAGTCTTCAATCTCTTGAATCTTGTCATGCGTATCTTGATGAACATCACTCCCGTCTAAAAAGTTTAAGCCCTTATTAACAAGAGGTGTAATAGAAACATAGGAAGAATCCGTATCGTTATATACAATACAACCTTCCAGCTCTCTATCAGAGATATCAGGGATTTCTTTTTTGATAAATTCCTTAATAAGCTCATTTGAATATTTAATAACTGCTTGACCAGTTAGCGTTACTGACGAGGCAATATCGTCATCACCAATAGGAGCATTTTTATTTCCCATATATCCATAACAAGAGTTAATAAGAATCTTAATAACCATCTGCGAAGTATTAAGTCTTTCTACTTCATATTTAGCTTCAATATATTCAGGAGTATCTTTCTTAAGTTTTTTAAGTTTAGTTTTAGCTTTAAACAGCTCTTTCTTAATAACTACACGTTGATTGTAATAGTACTCCAAAAACTCAGGTATAATACCTTTCTTCTTTTGCGTAAATAAGAAACCAGCTTTAGACAAAGCACATTTCTCGTCTTTTAGAAACTTAGCAAATGCAGGTCTATCAAGTTCAAACAACTTACCACTTACATGCTGTATAACTACCTTTTTATCTGTAGTATTTTCTACTTTACCTATCTTAGTTTCAGGCGAAGTATTAAGAGATATCATCACATTAGGATATAGAGAGTTAGCATCAAAAGATACTACATGATTCTTAAATCCATTCTTAGGTTCAGCAACATACGCACCAGGATTCTTACCGGTGTCAGCATTACGTAAAAACGTTGCAATAACTTCACCACGCTTTCTAGCTTTAATACATAAAGCACCATTAATAACTCCAATAGTACCCATCGCGCCTTCAAGCGTAGTTAAACCTACATATGATAACTTACGTAACAGAGGAACGTATTGCAGTTTTTCTTCTAATCGTACGAGCAAGTTAACGTCTTGAATATTATAGTCAATAAAGGTATCCCAATCTTCTTCAGATAGAGTAGCCAGATTAGTATCACCGTAATCAATCTTTCGTTGACCTAGTTCTACCTCACCAATAGCGTCAAGTTTATACGACTCTCTTAACTTTAAACAAAAACGTTTGTATACATCCAGATAATCTAAACAAGCAACACCATCAATATAGTAGCGTTTTTGATCTTGACCAAACTTACCCTTAATAGCTCTAAAGTGTACTCTGCCTAGAGGTGAAAGTCTATTAACGTAATCTTGACCAAGTATCCTTTCAATACGGTTAATAATATAAGGTATATCAAAGAACTCTGAGTTCCAACCACTTAAGATATCCGGGTAGTCGTTTTCAAGATATTCAATAAATCGGATAAACATCTGACGTTCATCTCTACAATGAACGTAATTTAAATTATCTGCACCTTTACCATTATAAGGTTTGATACCAAACGTATGAAACTTTTTAGTAAAGTTATCATAACAAGTTATTACATTTACCACATGAGTAGGATTCTCAGGATCAGGAAACGTATCGGGAGAGTAAGTCTCAATATCTAACAAACACGTTTTAAGAGGTTGACTACTAAATTCATCAGCTTCATTTTGCTCCCAATATAAGTCTAATAAGAACTGCTGAGCAGGAGGCATATTTTCAAATACCCTCTTAACATTTGACTCTCTTACAAACCGAGACCTATCATAGCTAGTATTAAACTTACGTTTTCTAACCGATGTGCCATAAATTGACGTCTTTTCACCAGCAGGATTTTCAATATACAAATAAGGTTCAAACGAACACTCATGCATTACTCTTTTACCATCAGTATCCCAGGTAAACAAATTAACACTACGGTTACGACCGTTATAAACTACATTACGATACGACATCTATCTTATTATAATAAGATAGTTCCTAATTCCACTTATTAAGATATTTCCTTTCCGAGCTACCAAAAGGCGTATTAAGAGCTTCAAGATGACATCCTATATTTTCATCCAACTCCAACATTCTTTCTTCTCCTATTTGTCTTAATTTATAAATATTTTGATAATACTTATTTTTCTTTTTAAGTATGCGTTCAATTTTATATTCTAATTCACGTATACTACTAAAACGTAAATTAGTTGGAGCTGTACTATAAGTCTCAATATCCTGACATAAACAAGGTATACCTAAAACACATGCCTCTATAAATTTAATATCAGATTTTGATTTATTAAAATCATTAGGCAATAAAGGAGCTATCATCATTTGCGCGTCTAACCCGGCAATAAAATACGGGTACTTTAATAGATTCTGCCATGGGTAAAATTCAATTTTTCTACTCTGTACTAAGTCAACTAATTGAGGAGGAAAGGCACCAACAAAGACCCACTGATACTTGTTAACAGTCTTACGTATAAAATCTCTTACTTTATACATATCATCTTTACCACCAGTTTTGTTATCTACATCATAATGCGCACCTGAACCAGTATACAGAATACGTGGCTTTTTCTTATTATTATCATATGCCCGTTCTATTTGACGTGGGTTAAAAGCATGTCCCATCCAAAAATTAGGTACGAAATTTGGAATAACAGTAATTTTATCTTGACCAGTTTTTTCTTGATAAAGCTTTTTCATAAAGTCACAAGTAACTGTAACTTCATCTGCCATATTAATTATATCGATGCAATTTTGACGAATTTCATTATTATCAAAAGCAAATTTAAATTTATTATAATCAGGAATA